AACATCAAGTAGAAGATGGCTGCTTGCTGCTAGAATATTTAAGTTCCTTAGTAAGTTCATATCTAAAGCTCTTATAGACTGGAAGGTAGCTCAGTCAACTGTTAATATAATACAGGTTGGTGAGAACATACTGATGAAATACGCTGGAGACACAGACACGCATCTTAATACAAGAAAGGCTATAGACTTACTCGCAAGAGACTTCCCTAAGAAGGCTAAGGATTTAACCAAATATGCAAAGAGGTCTAAGGTTGCTTACCTTGAGTCTATACTAGGATTATCAGACCAAAGAAGATATGATAGAACCGAAAAAGGTCTTGGTGTAGGCGCTGCTACTAACGTTGTTTTATCTGCAGTTAATTCCGCATACAATAGCGGTTTCAATGCTATTGGTGATATACTTGTTAGTGACCCAGCTACAGTAGCTAGAATGTTCGACTTTAGGGTTGTTGAATACAAAGTATACAACGATGGCAATGTTGAAACTAAGCAGAGAGTAATGCAGGAAAGCGAATACAATCTACTTCTGGCTAAATCTATAGATGATGACGGAATGGAGATTGTACACGAATCAGATGCAATGCAATTTGATGAATTCAAATGTTTGCCAGACTTAATTGTAGAGGATGAATCTGGTTTACCAAAGATTGATGATGCATACTCAGATGCAATAGAGAAAGATGCTGGTAGAGTTGGTGCAATAATCAGAGCATATAACTCATATATAAAGTCATCAGTATCTACGGATGAAGAAGGTAGACTTATGACCGATGCTCTTACACAGTGTGTATTCATATTTAGAACATGGATGATACAGAAATTCTATCAGCTCCATGGACATATGTTTACCGGACCTGTGTATTCGTATAGAGATCGACGCGTTAGACAAGGTTGTATACATGGAACAATAGCTAGAATGTTTGGTAGTAATAAGCTTAGAGACTATATAAATAGCAACTTTGACAAAAACGAACGCAATAGTAAGAGCGTTGCCGCTATAATGTATAACACCGCAGTTCATGAGCAGAACGCGATGTTCTTTGCTAACTTACTTATTGGGTTAATATACCAGACTTTAGATGCATATCTATATACAGTAATGAGTATAGATCCAGATGGTGATGATAAACTAACTTGGGCTGAAAAGACGCTAAGACACATAGCCATTAAGGCTGCATCAGAGCATCTTGACACATTATCAATAATAGGAATGATACCTGCCTTGAATAAGGTCACATTCTTTGACATAATATTTAACGCTTGGGGTAAGATAGCTTATTATAAGTTCCTGGAAAAGATGGGGTCGCCTGATGCCATATACTCAAATGGTGAGTTCAAGGGAGCAAAGAAATCAGATATAACACTATATGCGAACTTCTTCCCACTTAGTGATTACCTGTTCACAGGAAATGATAAATCATCTGAGCTTAACTATATATACGGTAACGGTGGTTTACAGGGAATTATGTCAGATATAATGCTAAGCATGATTGTTGGCGATATAGTTCCTAATGAACTGCAGAAGGTTATTAAGCGTATGGATGGCGTAGAAGCATATAGTTCTCTTGGTGAAGATGTCAGCGATATAGCTCCTGACGACTTGTTTTATCACAAACCAAACTTCGACCCTAATATTGTACTTAGAAGTATACTTGAAACCAAGGATATAAAGTTTGATAACGAGGGTAATTACATACCAAGAGATAGATACTTTACTGACGATACAAAAACCAAGTTATCTATAGAAGGTAAACAGGTTGTGTCGAAGCTTTTGTATGACAAATTAACTGGCGCATTATCTGGTAAGCTGAGTAATGTAGCTATCAATTACGCCGGTGAGTTTGACTACTGTAAGACTAAGGTATCTAGAATCTTACTTACACTCCTAGCTGAATCTATTAATCCTCACAATACAAGATTCCCAGTATTAAACATGGATGAATTCGTATTGGATGGAATGCTTTACAAAGAAGCTATAGACCTAAAGAAGATATACGACTTAGAGAAAAGGTATAAGTCTGTAAATGCAAAGGAGTCTATAAAAGAGCAAGATGGATACGTTAGAGATGTTATTGATGAGTTCTTATCTCAAGAGGAATTCTTAAACAGCATAGAGTTCGATAGGAACAATGAAGTTGTAAAGAAGATACTTGAAGAGGTTTATAAATAAACAATAAGGGGAAGCCTAAATGGCCTCCCCTTTTTTGTTGTATATATCCATATCTTTCTGCAGCTTCTTACGTATCTTAAATACCACTTGCCTGCATGAATTATAACTTAATCCCCATATACTCTCTAGCTTATCATAATCAACCTCCGTCTTAACCATATCCCTTAATCGTCTCTTCTCTAGTGATGTAAGCTTTCTTATTGCATATTTAAGAGATTCTCTCATCGGAACCGATTCCTCAAATGGGTCATCTATAAGATCAAACTTCTGCTCTACTCTCTCATAATACTGTGTATTTGTATCCCTGGTCTTCTTTCTGCGGTTAAACTCCCTCCATGATATAGTGCCTATATATGATCTTAAAGACCTCAAATTCACATCTTTCTTGGCTATACGTATAGCCTTCATATATGAATCATCTATAACCTCATATGCAAGCTCTGAATACACATCAAACTTGCAGATATACCTAAAGGTAGTCCTCTTCACATTGTGATAGAAGGCTACCTTTTCTGCTTCTGATAACTCCTCGTACCTCTTATTAAGATTCAGTCGCATACTTATAGAAGCTATTTAACTTACCAACCATATACTGTATGTCAAATGTGTTGAACTCAGTATCGTTATACATGGTCTTTCTGCCCTCAAGGAGTGTTACATCAAACACTGGTATATCGTCTATAAGTTTCGCTAAAGCAACTGTAGCTGGTGTATATACCTTACCAGTTCTATCGCTAAGCAATACGAGTTTACCCTTTAAGCCATCCAACTCTATGGCTCTTTTATCATCTATCACAAAAGACTTATTTTCGTCTATATAAGCTGTTATACTGTTCATACTGTAAGATTTATCATTGTTAATACTAAAGTGTCTTAAATCGCAAATTTAGGGCCTCTATGAGGCTGTTCTGCTTCTACCCATATACTTAATGGTGAATACTCCACTTCTATCTATTGTAGCAGTAGGCATTTCATCAAAATACAGACCCACTACACCAGGTGAATGCTCTGGAGCTGATACCATTATAAGCTTATCCTTTACAACAAGCTTACCATCCTTATACAGGGCTATTTCCTTACCTATAAGGCCTGCTCTATCTATCTGATATTTGGTTGCTGGCACCTCTCTTGGTACCAAATTTTCGCTCTTCATATACTAATACTATTACTGTTAATACTAAATAAAATAATACATTGAATCCTACTATACCTAGTAGTGTTAGTGCTGTTTTCATTTTCTATGCAAAGATACTACATATTTTTAAGATATGCAAATAATATCATCTTTTTGTTATCTCAACTAAGTATCCCCACGTGTAATCATCGTAATCTACGTAGAGATGTGTGAGTCCATTGCAGTTCTTATAAATGTCGTACTGAAATCGAACTCTCATTCTAACACCATTCTTATCTGTACACAGGAAGTATGTACCATCTGCCCTATCCTCATTGATATCATATATGTAGTATACTTGTATATCCTTAGAGTATAGTACTATAGTCTTATCATCTGATGATATGAATCCAGTTATCTCAGATGGTACCCACTTAGTGTACACTTCTGTCTCATTGTTCCTTATGCAGAAGTATTTAGCCTGTATTTTGTAGTTTTTGCTATATACTGGTGAAAGTATGCAAATAAAAAAGAGAGCCACTAGGACTCTCTTTATTGTGTTATTTAAGCTTATCATAGATATTATTCAATATAAGGATTAATACTATTATAACCATTGCTGCCATAAGATTATACATATCTTACTTCTTTTTGCGTGCCATTGATACATATTTATTCAAATACCATATAGCTTTCTCTATATCTTCAAGCTTGTTGAACTTCTTATTGCATCTATATATATATTTGAATGCATTGCCTAAGCAGAATGCCTTAACAGCCTCATCTCCATAGCAATCCTCCATCACATCTATGCATTCAAACTTACCTTCATAGTGTGGTGGATGGTTAACCATGTCTGCGGCTGCCTCACTTGGGGCCTCTGACGTCTCATTTAAGGCCTCAAATTTGCTCTCTAAGGGCTTATCTACCTTTTCATAGTAAGAAGCATCAGTCAGCACTGCATAAGCCTTAGATGCAAGATCTTCCATGTCTGGATGAGGCCTACCTGTAGTACCTTTAAGTCTCAAGTCAAAGAAATGCTTCCAATCGTCAAGGAATCCAGTCACTACAACCTCTGTTTTAAGGCAGTTTGGGAGTATAGACCTAGCTTCCTGTGGTGAAAGTGAGTTATCAAGCATATCTTTATATGCCATCTCTGCGGATAGGCATTGCCATATGAATCTAACTCTATTACTATTTTCGTCTAGGTCAATAACTGTATCGCCAGTATATGCCTTGAATGATTTACTGTCGAAGTTGTACTGTCCTGGGTTAATCTGTGATTTAAGGAATGTTGGCAGTATATATGTGAGCTCACCACCGAACTTACCCTTACTATAGTTGCAATATCTAGTAGATTCCTGTGCAAATGAGAATACGCGATGCCTAACTAGCTCATGTGATATGCCTCTGTCGCACGTAAAACGCATGGTTATGCGTTTTGCATGATATTCTGTAGGTTCATCAATCAGCATATACAGGTCATCTTCCCAGCCATTCTCTATAATCACACGATAATTGGTCGTGATAGCCTGACCATCTGCTCTAACCTCTGAGTATTTATTTGCAGAATACTTATCTCTTATAGCCTGGAAGTCTTCGCTATCTACAGGGTTCCAGAAGTATACTGTACCATGCTCAAGCATTGCATAGTGCTTGGATTTAATCATCCTGTCTACAAATGCCTTATGATTTTCAGCAATCTTACCTTCACTCTTGTAGCAGGTACGACCAGCTATCTCTATTTGCTCATATATACCACACAATCCTGGTTTTTGCTGTATGAGCTCAGCCTTACTTTCAATTAATCTCATATATTATTATACTAAAATCCAAAAAGCATACAAACTCCAATGAATATTCCAGTGCATACTGCTGCAACTGCAATCCATAATAACATTATTGTAAATACTGTAAATGCGAATACTAAGTTAAACTTAATACTACGCAAGCGTTTCAATGCCTTCACCTTCATAATATTCTCTTGAATGATCCCACAAATTATTATCCATATGCCACTTTATCTGTGTAAGGATTGACTTAATCTGCTCCTCCTTATCAACCATACCGTTAAGCATATCGAATACTTTAACCTCTTTCGTATCTGAGGTATCAAATGCTATTATGTAGCATCTGAATGTAAACTCATCAAACTTATACTTATAGAATCCGTTATCTATAAGGTACTTAAGAGCCATCTTATAGAACTGCATCTGTCTAAAGTAGTCGTATGTATCAACTGAATCCTTAAATGTTGCTATATGTGATGTAGTCTTCAAATCTATAAGTGTAATAGTCTTAGAATCCTCATCTATTATTACCTTGTCAAGCAGTGACTTGCAATCAACACCACAGCATTCCCAGTTGATGTGATACTCACACTCTCCTTTAGTTTCTAGTAATGTCTTTGCGAACTTGTGTTTCATTGCCTCTTTGTACAGGTCTTTGATTTTATTGAACTGGCTCCATGTGAGATACTTTCTGCCGTCACAAGACTGGATATACGTCTTATATCTAAGCAATAAAGCTATAGATTCAGATGCTATCTTATCATCACTCTTACCTTTGGTTGCGTAAGAGGCCTTATAAGCCTCAAAAGCTGCGATTCTAGGGCCTTTCTCCCTGAGTCTGATAAACTCTTCGCAGAAAGCCTTTTGTTGGCTTAAACGAGGAATTTCGAAGTCAGCAATGCGGTATGTGTGCTTAAATTCTTCAGGCTGTAAAACATACATGTGCAGAGCTGTTCCAAATTCCAATGAGGTTTTACTTTCTTGCTCTACATCCTCCGTCATCATCTTGTGAAATAGTCGCGGAGACTTAAGAAAGTACCCTAAAGCAGAGTTGTTAACCCTACTTTTGTCTGTGTAATAACTGTCTGTTTTCATATGATACAAAGATATTAAAAATTTCTGAATTATGCAAACTTTTATTATACTATGTTTTTGGTTTTCGTTTGCAAAAATCTAGTTTAGATTGGTTATGGTGAAAGTTTGCGAGGAAAAAAGGGGCATCTGTGGAGGGAAATGGCAGTAAACCCCCACAGATGTTGCTCCCCTCGAAGCTGCTAGGATTTGCAACTTCATATGTGCTCTCACTGAGAATCGAACTCAGATTTAGGGTTTAGGAAACCCTCGTTCTATCCATTGAACTATGAGAACTTGGACTGGATGAAACGCTATCTACCGCGTAGATGTTGCGTAAAGCTCCAGTCTCTACCTGGCCCGTTTTATAAAACTCGCTTTGACCTATGTGCATAGGTAGAACCTCGGAGTAGCGATAACACGGTGCTTTAATTAATTTGTGCGAGGAGCTGGATTCGAACCAGCAATGATCCTACCACCATAGGCTGTTCGGGATCCTTTTGACATCCTGTCTACCTATTTCAGCATCCTCGCATTTTATTGTTTTAGAGCAGACTTCCTCCGTATGAAACTTCTTTGATGTCTGTTGCTGCCCACTCGATGAAGTCATTCAGAGCTTGTGGGTCTACGTCGTACTTATGAGCTTCCATTTGTACTATCATAATCCACAGCTCCTTCTTCATTTTGTCTGTTTGATACATCTCGTTTGCCAAGAGGAGGAATATCATTTCTAATTCCTTATCTTCCGCTTTAAAGATGTCGAGTATTTCGTTTCTTTCTGTTATCATATTTGTGCGTTTTATGCGTAGACTGATTGCCAGCCTTTGTACTTCTCGAACCTCTTGTTCTCTCTGTCTTGAAACCTGTCTCTTTTTGATGTAGACATCTGTTTCTTCTTGCCGTTTCTTTCGAAACTAAAACCTGATCTTGTCTCGAACTCTGAGTCTTTGTATGTTTTTGCCATAGTTTGATTAAAATGGTAGTTGTAAATCTATGATTACCTTCTGAAGCTCTATTGCTTCGTTGATGTTGTTGTAGAATGACCCATGGAATGACGAATCTATCTTTAATCTACTAAGCTCTTTTGTCAGCATTGATTCTATTATCATTCTATAGATCTTCTGTTCGTTTGCTAGATCAATCCAATCTTCTTTGATCTTTCTTCTTATCCAGGTTATTGTGTTTAACTTGTCTAAGAAGTACGCTTCTGTTGTTATTGTAGGAGGGAACAAGATCTTGTACGATCTCATTCCCTTCCACTCCTTATCCTCGCTTAGGCTCCACGCTTTCGCTTGAATTACCCTTTGCGGAATCTTCTTTCTTGTGCTTACTAGAAACCCCGTTTCCGTCACTTCCCTTAGGATTGTCGGACTTAGGTTTATCTTCTTGTTTTCCGTTATATACGGATTTAGTATCAGCTCCATTTAACAATCTTTTAAGTTCTGTTTCTGCTGCCTTTGAGCAAGCTTTCAATGTATCTGTGAATGTCAGTCCCTGCGTCTGCAATACTGTGTTGCGGACCTTCACTGCTCCCTTCCATCTGATACCATCACGTTCGAGCTTAACGCTCTTAACGTCTGATGTGTTTGAGATTGTTTCTGTGTCTGCGATCTGTGATGAGATTATGAGGTTCATCACGATTACGATTGCGAATAATACTATTGCTAATGTCATAGTTTTTGTTTTACTTGTTAATACTCTCTGTGGAAGTTCTCGAACTTACCTCCTGACCACATACATAACTCTTTGATGTTGCGGCTTCTGTTACCAACCAGCAAACAATGGACCTTTACTTTCTTTTCCAGTATAGTATCCATCATCCTTCTGCTGATATCGAATGCACCATCTGTAAGAATCACGATTTCTGCTCCAGGCTTATCTTTCACCATATCTGCAGCCTTTATGATTGCATGTTGGTTTTCTGTTCCGCCTGGGTAGTTGTGGTTTCTTTTCTTTATGTATTCCGCTATCTTGTTATTCGCAAGTTTTAGTGGATCTACGCGATCCCCCATTAGAATAACGTCTTCTATTGTCATCTTTCCAGCAGCCTCCTCCTTTAACATTGTTATGATTGCAGCTGCTGCCCATTGCTCTGGCTCTCCACTCATTGATCCAGATACGTCTTCGACTATCACAATATTTGCTGCAGCATACTCTCTATCGTACTTTCTTTTTACGATATATTCATTTGTTGCAACCTTGCTTGCGAATACCATATCTGGCATTGCATACAGTTCTGGTGTAGCCTTTTGCAAGTCCTTTGTGGATTTAGCTACATTTCTCATCGTTATTTCACCAGGTCTCTCAACGAGCTTTCCTTCTCGCTTTATGAAGCCCACCTTGTTCACGCAGGATGTTAGCATATCCTTTACTTTGGATAAGTCAGTCCATTGTTCTTTAACGATGTCTGCTGCAGTTATTTCTTCTCCGGATGGATCTCCAGAATCTTTACCTCCCCTCATTTTATCCCCGTCTTTCTCTCCGTCCATCATTTCTTTTGCCGCTTCTGCGTTTTTAAGTTTTTGCTTTACGCTATTTGGGCTTTCACCCTTAAGCAGCATTTGAACTGATGCCTTTGCTTTCTCCATTGGGCTTATCTTGCCTCTGTCAATCTTTTCTCCGAGCAGGAAGTCTTTAACATTTTTGTTGCTAATAAACTTCTCTGAAGACATTCTTATGCCCTGCTCGGATGCGACATCTCCACCGAGGACTTTGTTTAACACCTGTCTAAATGCAAATTCATTTGCATCTCTTTCCGACCTACGTGTTGCTGTTCCATGTTTCGGTGGATCTATCACTTCACTAGCCTGCCGTATCTTTGCGCTTTCATACGTATAGTCTACGGCATCTCTTATGTAGTTACTTTTCATATGCTACTTGCTATACGATTTACCAGATCTTTCGCGTGCTCAACGACGCTGTCTTTTTGGTTGTAGACTTCGTCATGAACGTTCATTCTTCCTACGTTCTTTATGATCTCGTTGAGTTGCGATATCTTCTCGACGCTGTCTGTGTGACTATCGTCCTCGATTTCTTCTATCTTGCCGTATGCTTCTTGTATCTTGGAGATCTCCTCACTTATCATCATATCCCTTCTCATGGTCTCGTAGGTATCTTCCATACCAGCCAATCCGTGGACATATGATATGTTGTTTAGGATATCCTCCACATTACTTGAGCCTGCACTTAATGCAACCTTTGTGGCTGCTATTGCGATTCTCGGACAGATGCACTCCTTCTTCTTGGATATCGTCTCTAAGATTCCAGACATTGCGTTGATAATCTTCTTGTCCTTGTCTGTGCTTGGCTTAAACCTTCCGTGCAGCAGCTCCATGTAGTCACTTCTTGTATGTGAGCTCCACTTATGCTCCAACTCAATTCTGAATCGCTGCATAAGAGCTTCTGCATATGGACCCATCTGGCTTACCTCCTCTGGCGATTTATTCGTCAGGGCTATTACCATCTTGGTTCTGATTTTCTGCCTCTGGGATCCCTTCCTGAATTCTCTTGCCTCAAGAGTATCCTTAAGAGAGAGTAATGCATTTACCTGAGCATCCAGCAACTCCTCAAATACTACGATAGGGTAGTTTATGAAACTGTCCTTGATGTTGTATCTGAGCTTGCCTTCTTTCATGGCTGGTATATCTATACCACCATAGAGTTTTGATTCGTCTGTATCTTCACCGCATGACATGATGAATGACTTATCCATTATGCCTGCTGTTGTGAGGATCTCACGAATCATATCTGACTTACCGTAGCCACCAGGACCAAAGACTATGAGGTTCTCCTCGTTGTCTATTGCTATCTTGAGGGCTTTGGCGAATTTTTCTGACTTTGTGAATTTCTTCTTCAACACTGACTCAATGTCAATGCTCTTTAACTTCTGGAATACTTCCTCGTCTGTTGTTGGATCTACTCCCAGAATTTCGTTGATTACTGCGTCTTGTTCTGCCGTTGTTTCTATCTCTTTGTAGGCGCCAACTTTCTTGTAGCCTTTGCACTCTTTGATTGTGCCGTTTCTGAAAATTGATATTGCTGTTCCGTTTTCCTCGTAAACAGACATGTTTGATGTTACCTCGTCTACTGTTCTCTTCATGTTATATTTTGATTAAGATTTCTGTTGGTTTGATTGTCACTGTCCCGTGTACCTGAGAGTAACTCATATCACCGGTTATTACTGCCTCTCTGTTGTTGTACTTGGCTGTAATCTCCTGGTAATTCTTTGTCTTTTCTACGATTATGCCATCTGGCATTACTTTGAAAAGCTCATCTGTAAGCCTTTCGATTTTTCCTCTGATTGTTGTTTGCATGTTTTTGATTTTATTTGGTTGATTATAAACAATGAAGGGCTAGCCTCCGTGGAGACTAACCCTCTATTGTGTTCTTTAGAAATTCTTTTGCGGTTTCTATTCCGTGGTCTCTAACCAAGTCGGAGATATCTTTACTATTATATTCTTCTGGTATGAAGATTGCTGTTGCTCCGTACTCTTCGGCTAGTTCTTTACCTCTTTTTAATCCTGTCTCGTCGTTATCGAACAGGACGTATATTTTGTGTCCTTTAATGACTTCTTTTGCCGTACATGAAAGATCTGATGTTTCTGACTGGGGTGCTATTGCGTTATATCCCAGTTTGTCTAGTACCATTACATCCTTTAAGGCTTTAGTTATAACTATAGGCTCATTGTCTTTTACCTTTAGCTGCTCAAGCCCAAAGACATCACTTTTTGTAACATTGGATTTCCATTTCATTGCTGGCGTATCTGGTCTGTACACCTTCACATGGTCGTTTACTATTTCTGCAAACATTAACCCTTTGTTATTTGTGGTCTTTATATCATTGATATAATAGTGTTGTAGAGGAAACACATTGAACTTCTTTAAAGACTGCTTATCTATCCCGAATTGCAGCCAATAGTCTAGTTCTCTTTGCTCCCATCTCTTTGTTTTTATCTCAAGGTTTGTTTCCTTTCTTGGTGTTAGTTTGTATATTTTCCTCTCCTTATACGCATTGTCTTGCGTTGATGACCCATAGATGAACATCTTTATAGCCTCAATGTTCGTAGAGTTGATGTATTTACCTACGAAGTCATATACGTTTCCTGCTGGCTCTCCTGAGCCAAAGTCCTTCCATTTTATGTACCCACTTCTGTGCCTAAAGAACGATAATGATGGTCGCGTTTCTGGTCTGAAAGGCGATTTATAGAGATGGGACAACTTTATTGGATGCCCCATTATCCTCTCATAGATTTCAATCTCGTTCATAGTCTTTGAATGCTATGCCGTTTGTTGTTACAGATATTGTCTTATCTCTTTTGAAGACATACGCATTTGATCCTAGCAGTGCATTCGTTTTCACCCCAGACTCCCTTAGCTTCTTGTAGAAGTCCCTCCATTTGGGATTCATGAAACTATCTTCATCTTTAAATGTCACCACTACGCTTTCTTTTGTTTCCAATACATCTTTTACCTTTGGGAAATTTGATCTTATTTTCACACCTAATGTTTGCCATATGTACGCTTTTGCTACCATTGTGGCCCAATACTCGGTAAAGTATAATGTCCCTCCGTACTTTCTCTTCATATTTTCTTATTTTAAGAGAAGTCTTTGTGATGCTTGGATGCTTTTGTCGCTGTTTGAAAATTGGGAGACCGAGCTGATTGCCAGTCTCAATCTCCCTTATTCACTAACTAAAAACTAAAAAGGCAGGTCGTCAGAATTTGTCGTTGACTCCTTCTTCAGATCCTTTATGTTGTCAACCTCCTTCTCAGGACGCACGATAACATCTTTTGCCAAGATACGGATCTTTGAATTGTCTTTCGCGATCGTCATTGGCTCGATGAATGTATACCTATACCCACCGGCCAGAACTACGTACCCGTTCTTGTTATAAACAGCTTTTACTCTTACGAGCTTTGTTTTGTCTGCCATCTGCACCTTACTGATGAACCAGTTTGCAAGCTCTGTGAATGTCTCCACATTAACCTTCAACTGATCCTCTGGGTAGAAGCAGCCGAGAATGTCAAGCAGTCTGCTCAAGAAGCCTGAACACTGACGCTCATAGTCTTCCTGCGTGTCTGTCTCTCTCTTCTCTGGTTCCCACTCACTTGAGACGAGCTTAGCTCCTCCTTTTGTAAATGTAACCTCAATCAACCTCTTTCCTGTAGGTGTCGTCTTGAGCTCAGCTCCCTCGAGCTTTACGTCTTCAATGATACCTGCTTCGAAGAAGTTAACGTCGTTCTTTTCAATAGCTTTGTTTTCGGAATTAAATAACATATTTCATCAATTTAAAAGTTCAACATCTCTTATTTACTTAACGCTTCAACAACCAGATTCAGGTCATTAGGAATCCAATCGTCTTCAAATAGATCTCCAGACTTAGCTGGGATTTCAACAGATCCCCTCATAAAGTTGTGTGTATAGAACCCGTACTGCGCCTTTCCGTTTTCATCGTACTTTTTGTCAGCAAAGAGCAATATCGTGACAACCTCCATTGGATTGTATGAGCTATCAACCAACTGACCAATGGTTCTAGCCTTATATCCTACATGGATTTTGTCCGAGAACACCTCTTCTGCATGAAGCATGAAGAAGATGTTCATGTTGTCTCTTGCCTTCTCACAAGCCTCGATTACTTGCTGGAAGTGCATACCAAATTCTGTATACTTTCCGTATCCTGTCTCTTTTGCACGCTTGAAAAACTCTTTCGTCATGACGTAGATCATGTCATCAATTATGATGTTTTGAATGTTCTCCGCCTTCTCAGAGATGTTTGTGATTAGCGATATTACAGACAGGTAATCAGAACAACTAAATAGGTTCTTGTTGTCTTTTGAATAACGTTTGTCTTTGTTCCACAGCATTGGTTTATCCAGAACAGAGATGACTACCGTCTTTGCTGGGTCTAGATTCCTAATACTGTAGGACTTGCCTGAGCCCGTTTTACCGAGCACCATAATACAGTTTGCCATAAATATATATATTTACAATTACATTTTACAGTCAATACTTGTATTTGGTATTCTTTGGTTTTGTTTGCTATGAATAAGTTTGTTCCTGGCCAGCCTTCTCAGGCTGACTAGGAAGTTCCATACGATTAATATCCAGGTGGTTTTCGAACATGAGGATCTTTTGTTCACCTTCCCTGAACTTAATTATATGTAGAAATACCTTCTTTTCAGAATCTATCTCATGTGGTCCGTATGATTTTATGTTTAAAAGTTCTGGTCTATGTATTACCCATACCTGGTCTGATGCCTGGTATACCGCATCTGCTGTCGATAGATCAGATCTCGTAGGATAGTGTAGCAATCTGTTTGATCTCCTTTCTGCAGACTCTATATTTCTATTGAGCTGCATTAATTGGAAGATTGTGGTTCTACCTACCTTTTTCAGCCTTATTAAGGCTTTTTCGAGATCAGCAACATTCGTCCTTTCGTCCGATGATTTTCCATCAATCAGCAGCGCGTGATCCACAAATACTACAAGCCATTTCTTTTCCTCAAAGCATTTTCTTTGAAACTCAGAAACAATGTCACACAGCTGTTTAACATTGATCGCCTCTTCGACGTAGAACACTTGCCTACTCCGGATTTCCTCTATCGGGTTCACCGCTATTCGTGCATCGGACACATCTCCGAGTGCGTTCTGACTGTGTGCAAGCTGTTCCCGCAACTGCGAGGTGTTGCAAAGCATTTTGGACGAAAGCTTTCTAAACACCTGCGACTTGGCTGTCATTTCAAACGAAAAATTTAGAACAACTACGTTTTCGTAGTTTTCCGCTATATTGGTCTCGATGATATTTGCGATTGCGGACTTGCCGGAACCGGATATACCACCAATGGTCACTAATAGATTCTGCTCAACCCCTCCTCCAAGGGCACGATCGAGCTTTTCGATGCCTGTTTTGTAGTAGTGGGCTTTGTTTTCCTCTTTCAGTGATTCTATAGCTTCATCAACCGCTTCGTTTATCGACTTGATTTTTACATCACTCGATATCCCCTCCAAAAATGAATCCATCAACATCTCCTTTCAGCTCCTCGGATTCCCAGGGCTTATTTTGTATATACTTCACGATCGAATTTATCCACATCAGAGAGTTTGTTTCCTTTCTGTGTGCTACGTCGTGTCGCAAATACTCCATTGCCATCTGGTGTTGCTCTTCGGTTTTAATTAGTTTTTTGTACTCGGAAATCGCTTTCCGTTTTAACACTCCCTGTCTCAAGTAACGCTTATTGCCTTCGGGGCCAATGCAGTATTTAGGAAATTCATCCCAAAACTCTTGTGCCCATTGGTCAGATAATTTTGGCTTAGCGTTCTTGAGCTTATTATACAAATCCTCAACCCTAGCGATTTCGTAAGGTTGGAGTTTGCTGTTGTTAAGCACAAAAACTTCTTCGAGGTTGTTTGATGGATTTAGTTTGGCTTTAAGCAGTAATGCTTGTTCTAATGTCAAGTGGTATTGAGTGCACCACTCCGTATCTACTTCTATTTTCATATCTGTAGGTTGATACTCGACAGAAGTTGGCATCGGACGTTACCCCGATCCTTCCCTCTTCGACACGTTCACTTCGCCCACCAATTTGATGCTCATCCCAACTGGCTTACTAGTGTAATCTGTCGAGTATTTCTTTTATCTTATCGTCTTCAACCTTTTTACAGTTGAATTCGTTTCGTTTCTCTTTTATCTGGTCAATCTCTCTTTGGACTTCCTTCATCATATTCAACTTAGCCCTTCTTGAAGGCTTTGTTGGGTGAAAGAATTCCGTTGTTTGTACATTCAGAATGGTTTTGTTTAGGTCAATCAACAATGCCAATCTGAATATGTTTTCGTGGCCTTTAGTGTCCACTTCATTGTTGTCTAACGTGTATTTCAGTAGTTTTGCCTTCACGTAGACTAGGTCTTCTATTGTGTTTCTTGCCTTTAATATTCTTGATCTAAGGCTGCCGAAGCTAGAGTTTAGGATCTCAGCCTTTTTCTTGCTGAAATCCCTCTCCAGCTTAGTTTTTATCTTCTGTAATTCGTCGTATGTGTAACTCATCCAAGTTTTGCGTAAAACCTAGGCTTAAATGGCTCATCTTTCTTGGCAGGCTCTGTACCTGTCTTTGGAGCATCTATAGCCTTGACAATAGCTTCTGCAACCCTGTCGATGTCGCTTGGGGTCTGTAACTTTTCTAGTACCTTTGCGAGAAGAATGTCTGCTACACTCTGCCTATTACGGTAGAGGATTGGGGCGTATCTTTCTGGTACTTCCATTGTTACACATCCTCCAAGAGGCTGCATAAGTCGTATTGTACTGTTATTTACTGTAATTACATCGTTGATTGATGGTATGTTTCTGTAATATATACCTCTAGGTACATATGTCAGATCTGATGAGCAATCGCTGAAATCTAAGATTGCTACCTCATTACTCCTCTTCTTAACGAAGTAATTGATATCACTCACTAACTTTCTGTTCTCCCAGCTCACTGCTAACATGCAGAGAGCCGTCAGCCTCTCAACACCCGCTGGGGTATTGAGGACTGATGGTTCTACTACTATTTTCATCTGTTATGTAAATTCTATGCTTTTACCCGCCTTAAGGTTTGCTTTCACGAGCTCCATGAAGTCATTCATAGGAATTTTCTCCACCTCGCGAATTGTTTCGCCGTTCTCCTGAACGACTCTATATACTGGAACCAACTCTTTGTTGTTTCCATTCTGTTGAGCTTGTTGCTGTTTAGCCTTCTGCTCCTCTTCTTTCTTCTTCTTGGCCTCTTCCTGTTGCTTTTTCTGCTCCTCGGCCTTCTTCTGTTTCTCTGCTTCCTGCTGCTTCTTCTTCTCCTCGGCGGCTTTCTTTTCCTCCTCGGATGGACCCTTCTTCTCTTCCTTAGGAAGTTCTATAAGGGTACTTGCAGACATCAGTTTGCAGATTACTCGGTTAGGGTCATCTGAAGCAATTCCCTTCAAACAACCTTCTACTATGGATTTCTTGGTCTTAGAGACCTGGTCATCCCCTGAAGACTGTGAAAGAATCCTGTTTCCAATTGTTGTTACTGCGTCAAAGAAGTCGATTCTCTTGTACGACTTAACCAAGCCTAGGAACCTTGACTCAGTAACATCATTTGTAAGGATACTTCCGTCCTCGCTTACCTCTCGTATATTACTTGCGACTCCGTACTGTGAACAAAGCAAATGAAGTCGCTGTTTTGACTCATTTGTTATCTGTCTCATATTTAGTCACCGCTATTGATGATTGCGTCGAGGCTTCTCATCTGATCCTCGATTTCAGCTCTGCGCTTTTTAATCGCAATTTCTACCTGCTCGAGCTCCTGAAGCTCAGACTCAACCAAGGCCTTGTAAACCTCCTTGAACTGCTTAGGGTCTGTGTATACAGGATCTACTCCTGGAACAGACTCATTGAACTTGCGGTCCATTGGGAATGTCTGCTTCTCGTCGTCTGCGTTACCCCAGAATGCGGTTACCACAGGCTGTCCGTTGATTGTAGTTGCCGAAAGTTTCTTTACTTTTGCAATTGATATTACGTTCTGGTTCATCTTAACCTCGAATGCCTTTGCTGGCTTTGTCTTTACTGTGTAAAGTGAGTCTGATATTGCCAGTCTCTTTGCTACGTTTGTGCTCATATATTTTCTGTTTTTATGTTATGAATTTGGTTAATAATTTGGTTTAGTTGGTGTCCCTCATGGACGTTTGGTTGTTTAGTTACAGGAACCACCCGTTATCTGTGTTACTCTTAACGTTTTCTGTGCCCGTTTTGAGGCTTAGCTATATTTTCTAGAGATCAACTACGTGTCAAGCACCCACGTGTGATATTATAGCTCTACTCCACATCCCATTCAACTGAGAATCGCATCAACTGCCTATGCGGTTGGCTGTATGCTACTTATGTGCATTAGTTATTTCAATGGGATTCCCACCCATTACGCTCGATTTAAGCGTATCTGCTTTGCTTCTGGTATGGTTGTATGTCATTGTATTAAACACGCTGTTACACGACAAATTTTGCCTATTAGCGGGGCTGTGTTCCCTTGGCGATATCCTAAACTTTGGCATCCACTACACCCCTGGATAACTTAAAGGGAGCCAATTTACTGTTGACTTTGTGGTTTGATTTTGAATAGCTTACTAACTTTGGTCTAGTTTGCAACCTTTTGGTACAGTTTTGCTGCGCGTATGCCAATTCCGCCACTCCCATAAAGGGGGCCGAGATTCGAACTCGGATACCAATTGCGTCACCAGTCGGTTCTCACGCTACATTATTGACTACTATCCATACCATGTGATAGTAATCTCATGTTTTTTCATTCATCTGTATATCAGACAGATAGCTATACTCTTTAAGGCAGAGTTTGCTTATTTCCTGGTTGTTTGTGGTTCTTTGGAGCAGTTTGCTCTGCTGGTCTCCTATTGCCTACCAAAATGGGTATTACGAGTGTGCTTGCGGGCATTTTCCACTCCACCAGTTGGAAATGATACAGTAGGATGTGAGTAGCCTTTGTGGAACTCAAGGGTGTGATAGATTTGCACTATCTAAGAATACGGTTTTCAAGCGTTTCTATTACTATAGATCTGAACTTTCTTACGGACCATCTTTACAACTACCTCTGCATAGATGTCGTCGAACCAAGTTCTTCGCTATAGTTTTATTACTTACTGGGTTGCGATGTTTCGTAGTCAGCGGTATAACTCTGCACTTAGGCTTACAACTGCTTATCGTGCTTGTTACCTCTTGTTTAGAGACACCTAATGGTTTGGACCCATTCTGTGCGCTTGCTGCGAACATATCGACAACCATCATTGCTATCACCCAAAGGATGAATATTAGAATAATGTTTGTCATGGTTTGATACTTTTGTTAATATATAATGGGACATACGATCCCCGGATACGTTTTGATGTAGCTGGTTTTCAGCGTACGTAGTCAAAGACTACGCCTAGTGAGACTGTTCGCGTCTCGAACTATCGTGTTTCTGGTACACGAGGACTCCATGCATGTTTCTGGGATTTACTTCATGCGTTCCTGATTGGCTCGATTTGCCTAAAATTTGTTTAATCTTTGCATCTTACGGGGTCATGGCGGCTCAGTCGCTCGATTCACTTGTAGTGAATGTCATCGCGGGCATATCTCGCTCTCCCGGGAAACCTTCTGGTGTTTGTAATTCACCTCCAGTTTCTTGCATTGCCTCATTGTAGCCATAGTTGGCTCCAGCTTGATAAGCATCATTAATTGCCTTATTGAATTCTGCGGCTGTTATAATTATGATGCTATCATTTGTGGAAGTTACTCCATCTGAAACAAAACCTTGCTCCGTCTGGATTCCACTGATGTGTGCAACTGCAGTATTCGCGGTTACATCATCTACAGATATGACTGGGGTTGCACTTGACTCGGCCTCAGTCGTATCGGACGATATTATGGTATCCGATATTACATCTGCAACAGTGATCGTGTCTACCTTAGACAGAGGTGCGACACGCTTCTGCTTTTTCTTAATTGTACTCTTATGCTTCGTTTGTATAGTCGGTTCCAGATGTGGAGTACCTGCCTGCGCTATACATTCCGCTTCTTTAAGAGGGGGTTGAACATAAACTTTATCACTCTCTGGTTCGTCTATGACGATAGGCTTAATAGGCTTCCAATCGGTCTTTGGCGCCTTTTCAGCCTTTACAAACTGCATCACATTCAGATCTTTTGTGATGTCTTTGTCTGTAACTATAGATACTACCATCGCTATCACTGCCGCTACTGTGATGATAGTCTTGATTTTTCTGATTTTGTTAAAACTTAACATAGCCTTCTTTTTCGTATTGCTCAATCAATTTTAATCTCTCTGATGGTACGATTGCCATCGACAGCTTCAGAATTACATCATCGTCTGCCTGTGGCAATATGCCCAGATTGATGTTTCTGATGATGTCCTTCTTTGCAGCTTCAATTGTGCTCATTTCGTCAAAGTATGAGCGCAGACGTCCTGAATTTGCTGAGATTGTGTTCTCTTCGTTCATTCTCATTGCAAACTCGGTGATATCTGCTCCCATGAAATATGGGATGTAGTTCTTCTCGATCATTGCAATTGGCATAACTGGTGTTGAACCATGTGCCATGTTTGCAATGAAGTCGAGATAATGCTTCAACTTCTTAAGCTTACTCTGCTCACCGTTTCTGAACATCATGTTCAACATCTCTCTTGGTGATGCTGAGCCTGTCATGATGCAGAATTCCTCAATTGCATCTCGCATGTTTGAGGATGGATTGTTACCCAAAATTCCACAGAGTTTATCTGAGGCCTCTTTAAAGACCTTTCTCTCTGTAGACAGTGGATCAACAAGCTCTTCCCTGAACACCTTAGCCTTTGAGGCATTTGGTGTAAATGGTAAGAGAAGCTGCTCCTTTGGTGATGTTGTTGCAAGCTCTTTAATCTTTGCTGCTGCTTTCTGGAAGATGTTCAATGAAGCTTCATCTCCCTTCTTTGCTGCATTTTCTGCTGCCGCCTGCAATGAGGCGTATGTACGAATTAGTTTCTTTGCCATAATCTTTGTGTTATTTTGTTATTCCTGTGTTTTTTACTATCTGGAATGCTTGGCTCATGTTTGCATCTGGAAGTTCTTTCTTGATACATATCATGATGTCACCCAATTTCATTCCCTTCTGTAGGCACTTGTCAACAACTGTTTTGATCTGTGTTTCTGTTACTTCTGGCTCACAAAAGCTTGTCTTTAATGTTGAAAGTTCCTGTAATTCTTTTTCTGCAAGGTCTTCTCTACCTGCCTTGCGGTATTCATCTGCCGCTTTTTGGTTTGCCTTCATCATTTTACGCAAGACTGCTTGCTCTGACTCTGGCTTCTCCTCTTTCTGATTTTTTACTAGATTTGTTTTTAACATCTTGAGGAGATTCAAATCTAGTGAATCTGGTTCCTTCTTTGTTGATGCCATTATCATAGCATCCAACTTTTCGAGAATTTGTCTCATTTTGTTACTTGTTTTTGAAACACTTTTGCAGTATTTCGATTAATGTGGCTTCTCTTGCTTCCTTATGGTGAATACTTGTGACCGGATTTAAGACTCTAGTTTCGCATCTAAACCATTTTCCATAGTCTTTGCGTTTCCAGAGTCCTGTTACTGGGTCCATTGTTGGCACCTGTTCTATAAACCACTTACCATAGTCTATTAGTGTAGACTTTGCTGCTACAGCTAAGAATGTGTCAATATCCTTAGCTATTACTACCGTCTTGCCGTCTTTATAACATACTCGTCCTCCTATTTCGTTTATGTACTGTTGTAATTCTTTTTGGTTTATATTGGTTTTGTAGAAATGCCCTTTGCATAATAGAGTATCCTCCGTGCTTGGGTAGGTGACCAAGTCATCTCCGTCACATTCTACATCTGCTTTGGTATACCCCATTTCTGCGAGTTCAGACATAAGGAATTTATCCTTTGGTGCGTTAGGAAGCACGCATATATACTCTTTCATACGAAGGTTATTTAAGATAATCTGTTAATATCTCTATTAGCTTGGCTCTTGATTCAAGAACATCAAAGGGGTCCATTCTTTTTGCCCCAATCTCCGATCCATCTTCGAATTCCACCACCGGCTGACTCCTTTCGATGCAGCTTGCTATATGAAGTTTTATTGTGGATCTTGGTGATCTTGCTAATATCTGGTCAAATGCGCGACCTCTAAATTTCCTGTATTCACATGATTGCGATGAATGCAGAAATCCGTTTACCACCTTGCAACTCCCCTTCTTTCTTGTAACTACCTCAGTGAAGGCTATTATGAATATACTTCTATGCACTTCCCATATAGCTACATAGGTCTTTTTTGATGGATCATTATGAAATGCATACACTTTTAGTTGTATGTCTTTTCTTATGTCACGCATAGCCCATGCTATGCACTTTGACCATTTCTTTATTGGTTTCATAGGCTGTTATTTAAGCAGTTTACTGAAATCTATTTTGATTTTTGTGTACTCTGCAAGAAACTTTTGCAGATAGTGAACTGATCTTTCTTTCTTTGTTGGGTTATTTAGCAAAAGAACTTTGTTGCTCCAGATGCTATCTAATTCTCCATAAAAGAACCAGATCTCCACGCGTCCCCTTTTGTAGTATCTGTATGGACTATCATCTCTTTTTATCTCCTTGAAGCCGAGTTTCTCTACAATTTTTGGTGTCAGTGTGATTGGTCGTATCTCTTTAAAATTGAAATACTCTTCATTAAAGAAGTTATTCGACACTCTCACTACTGAGTTCCATATTGCAACCACCTCTACAACTCCAAGCCCTTTTACCGACACTGTTGCTCCGGGTGTCAATTCTGTTGGTTTCATCATGGTCTGTTTAGTTTTATTATTTCCAATTGCACCTCGTGCATGTAGTTCACTTTTGTTGCATCAATACTGTCTGCAATTATGTGACACATTGGTCCTTCTGGTGCCATCTCTGCATTCAGTATAAGCCTCGTATCCGCTTTTATGCTGAAACATGCCTTTTCTGGATTACAATGATACCTTTTGAACCCTGAACACGTTACCTCTTTCAGACCAAGGAGCTTTACGCTTTTTATCGTTATCTTCGCTGGTCGAATGTCTTCTTTTTCAGTTAGAAACCTTATACCAGTTCCAAGCTCTTGTACTGTTGCCAGCGTTGTTCCTGGGAAAATAATTTTACATCTTTTCCTTTTCTCGTTTTTGCTTCTTCTCGCAAGCACAAATGCGTTGCGAAATAAAAATTTTGGTGCCTTCATCGTTTGTTGATTACTTTCGTGATGGTTTTATTGAATAATACAGGCCTGCACATTGCTGTGCAGACCCATATCTTGTTTTACAAATATTTCTCTACGCCATTCTCCATTACGAAATGGCGTCTTACCTTCTTTGCTGTTGAGAATACCTTAAGGTATCTCTTTCCGTCTACTGTTACTTTCATCTTTCGTTGATTACTTTGTTTGTTGATTACTAATTTGACAGTTCATTCTCAATCTGGATCATAATCCAGTTGCACATAGTTACAAATGAATGCAACGCTGTTCTTGGAAGCTTTGCTGAGAACTCGATATACTTACCACCTGTTGGAGATGTAACTGACTGCGCCGTTACTGACACAGTGTCAATCTTAATGGTTGGCATGAATTTCTCCATGTCGAACCCGATTTCCTCGAGCATAAGCTCGACGATCTCCTTTTCTGGATTAGTCACGTCCAGGTAGTCCTGACATGGGAATTTCTTCTCACTACATGGTACTAAGACATCTTTCCACGTCTCGCCATCAGGCATCTCAAGTTCTTTACACCCTCCCTCTGCATCGAAGGAGATTATCTCGTCATTTCTCTGAAGGAACCACACAGGCTCCTTTGTTTCTTTGTTAAATCTGATTGCTATCATACTTTTTTTCTGGTTTGTTTGTTGATTACTTTGTATTTATATAAGATCCTTCGCCTTTTGGATTAGATCTTCGAATCTCTTGAGGAACTCATCTCTCATTTCTATAGTTGGGAATGAGAGAATCCTATAAGTATTCCAATTGTTGCGTGCTACAATCTCATTATCGATATTTACGATTACACACAGAGAGAGCTGGGTTTCGTTTTTTGGTTTTGGATTCCAGTCTCCAATCCACGCCTTACGAAGCTGAATGAGTTTATAAAATGCCTCAAATTCTTCAGACTCTGTGAGTGAGCCGAAGAGAAAACCCTTTGACATTGTTGAAGTTTTACGTAGCTCATTTATCACTTCTTCCCAATTTGGTAATTCTTCCTTTTCCTCTACAATCACGAGATCAAGATGCGACTCTTCTTGGCGGCTTTTAAAAAAGCCATCCTCTGTGTAGTAATACACGAGCTCTTCGTCATCTTCCTCGTAGTATAACGCAGCGGCAATAGGTCTAGGACCCCTTATATCTGTCGCCAATATTCTGGCGGCTTTACCATCGCGTGTCTCGAGTTTTGCTCCATTCTTCCATGCTTCTTTTTTAAGGGAAAATGGGCTTTGTACCGTTCTTTTCATGGTTTGACTATCTATTTGTTGATTACTGGGCGCTTGGTATGCGTCCTTGTATTTGTGTGTTTTTTGTTAGGCCAATACTCAACGCCATCTTGAATTAAGCATATTATGGCGAAGTTGCTGTCTCTTAAGACATATGGTTCTTCATCATAGTATTTATCCAATGGCATTTCCAAATAGATTGTATCTGCCTTTGGTTTCTCGAATTCTTGATGGCTTTTGTATACACCTAATGCATAGCCTACACATATGCAAGCTATGATCAGAATAAATGTTACTATTCTTGTCATGGCTCTAATGGTTCTATGTGTACTTGTTCTGGCAATTGCATTTTGTATTCCTCTTCGAGGAGATACTTGAATGTCTCGTATGTTCTACGTTTGCATCTGTCAACGTAGAATTGTACGTAGCTGATTGGAAGTGTTGATGACTCTTCCCTACGATACACAACCTGAAGATAATGATTTCTCTTATTCTTCGAGGTCTTTGCGAAGACATTTGTGATTTGCAACTGTGCCAGAAAACCTGGCTTCATTGATAACTTTTTCCAATATAGATCGAATATCTCCTTTCTTACCGAAAGGCATATTGACACCATCAGAACAAATCTGTTTTGATCTGGGATTACTAATTTGGTGCTTACACCAGCACCGATCTGTTCCATCTCTACCATCTGAAATCTGTTTTTGTTTGTGATTGTTTTGATTATAATTTGTCTTTGTTGTCCTCGTCTAAGTCCTCATGGCGCTCAATTTCTATATGGATGAATGCCATAAATAGACCTATTGCAAAGCACGTTGCATCGGCCATAAATAGATACATTGTTGTATCTGGTAGGACTATTCCTGCTATTGCAGCTATGATTATAAACGTCAATAGCGTTGCAATTAGACAGCAGAACAACGTCGCTGCCAAACCCATGAAGAGTCTGGCCATTTTGTCGAATGGCTGTGTGATACCATCCTCTTTCTGGTTTAACAATGCACATACCATGAATGTT